GGGCGAGGGTCCCCGCACGTTCGCCTGGCAGGGCCGGGCATGACCCCGACCCAGGTCCGCCGCCCGTGGCGCGCGACGCTGCGCACCGCGTTCGCTGCCCTCGTCGCCCTCGCCGCAATGGCACCCGTGCTCGTTGACGCCGCTGGGCTCGACCCGTCCCGCCTACCGTGGCTGGCGGGCGTCCTGGCCGTGTGCGCGGCCGTGACGCGCGTCCTGGCCCTGCCCGGCGTGGAGGCGTGGCTGAGGCGGTTCGTCCCTTGGCTGGCCGCCGACGACAACCCACCGATCGACGCCGCTGCCCGCCTCGGGCTCGACGACCACCAGATCTGACCCAGGAGCCCTCATGGCCGGACTCACCCAGACCGAGCAGCAAGCCACGCTCGACGCCCGCTTCCCCACGACGGGCGCGACGGACTACGTCGCCTACAGCGCCAACGGCACATCGGAGACGGCATCGCTCGCGCGTACCGCCATCGGTGCGACGGGCTGGGCTGCCGCCACTGCCGCAACCCCGAGCGTCAAAGCCAACGGCGCGGTGCTGACCAGCGCTGCCGCGTCTGGCGCGGTCACCGTCACGCACTACGCGATCTACAGCGCGTCGACGGGCGGCACGCAACGCACCGACTGGCAGGAGCTCACCGACCCCAAGGCACTGGCGTCCGGCGACTCACTCCAGTGGGCAGTCGGGGCCTGCGCGGTCACGCTGGACTGACGTGACCGACTACCCCGGCGCTCTGCACGCGTTCATCTACGCGGCGGCGAAGGCCGGCGCGCCGCTGGCGAGCGAGCACGTCGCTGCCCACGTCGAGCTCGCGGACGAGCTCGCGGCGGGGCAGGCCGAGTTGGGCACGGCCCCGTCCGGGCCATTCGCGACGGTCAAGGCACGGCTGGCCGCGCTCCCGATACCTGGCGCATACGGCCTACTCAAGCCGGCCGGTGCCGTCCGGGCGTACGCGGCGAGTCGGGTCGACGCCAATGCCTACGGCACCACGGACCGGCTGACGTGCGTCCCCGCATACATCGCGGTCGCCGGCAACTCGCTGCGCTACATGTTCGTGGACGTCGGGACCGGTGCAGCTGGCGCCGTTGTGCGCGCCGGCATCTACGCCGCCGACCCCGCGACGCTGTGGCCCTCGACGCTGCTGCGCGAGTGGGGGACCGTGGACGCCTCCACGGCGGGCGAGAAGGCCCTCGATCTAGGGTCTGGGTCTGAGCATGACCCAGGCGTCGGGCTGATCTGGCTCGCGGCGGTCATCCAGGGCGGATCGGCTGTCACGAGCAGGTATGTGGCGTCGACCACATACGGGCAATCGATCGTCGGCGACCCGACTGCTGGGGGCAGCTCGGTCGCCTACCACTATCCCTACTGGGACGGGGTCTCGGGTGCGCTCCCTGGCACTCTCGGCACTCCCAGCGGGTGGGACCTCACGGCGATCTATCAGGCAGCGAGGGTCCAATGACGACGCGCGAAACGTACACCGGCGGCGTGCTCCGCGAGCGATGGGACGACACCTCGCGCACCCTCACCACGTGGAGCGCGACCGGCACCCTCACTGGCACAAGGGCATACACTCCCGCCGAAGCCGCGGAGGCAGACGAGCGGGTGATGGTCCGCACCATCACCACCAATGAGGCCGACCTCATCGCCCGCGCGAAGACCGCCCTCACCGCCAACGCGGCATTCCTGGCGCTGACCACTCCGACCACCGCGCAAGCGGTCGCCCAGGTCAAGGCGCTCACCCGGCAGGTCAACGCCCTCATCCGGCTGGTGGGCCGTGACCTGCTCTCGACAGACGGGACCTGACAATGGCCATCACCATGGACGCGCTGCTTGCGGCGCTGCCCGCCGCCGAGTACGACGTCTACAAGGCCAGCCAGACCGCCGAGGGTGTGGGGACCTGGCACAGCCTGTGGAAGGCCGCGGGAATCCCCGCCGCTGGCGCCACCCCTCCCGCGTTCGGGTCAGGGTCGGGGTATGTCCCGACCCGCGCGACGACTGGCGCTCTCGGGCAGGCGAACCCGACCGGGAACCGCTACCTCGCCAACGTCAACGTGTCCTGCTCCACTATCGGGTCGCTCATCATCTATGACCGGCTGTGGACGTGCTCGGGCTTCGGGACGGTGGTCACGACCGCCCAGAACGTCGTCACCGGAGGGACTCTCCCCGCAGGCCGCACCCCCAACGGCGCGTCCGACGTGGAACTGTGGCTGGAGGTCTACACGGCCCCCGGCGCAACCGGAGCAACTTGGACGATCACCGCCCCTGACGGTGGCGGCACATCGCGGGCGTACACCTACACCCACCCGGCCAACGCCGAGACGGTCGGCCAGATGATGCCCGTCATTCCGCCCGCCGCCGCTGCGGCAGGGGTGGGCATCCCGACCGCATTCCAGGCGTCCGTCTCCTCCGGCACGGCTGGGGATATCGGGATCACCCTCATGCGCCGGCTGGCGATCATCCCCATTGCGACCGCCAACGTCGCCCAGGCGCTCGACGCATTCGCGTTAGGCCTCCCCGAGGTCTACGACGACGCGTGCCTGGCGCTCATGGTGCAGTGCTCCACCACCTCGACCGGCGTCTACCTCGGGTCGATCAGCCTCCCCGACCTGACCCCCTGACGTGATCCCCCAGCGCTGGCCCAACCTGTCGGGCCGGGCTACCCGCATCCGGGCCACCGCCGCCCGGCGATTCTCGGCCGCGGGTGCCGCACTCACTCGGACCCTCGTCTTCGGCGAGCTCGGCGCGACCTGGGATGACCCGACCGTCACCTGGGACGACCCCGCGTGGTCCTGGGACGGGCAGCCAGTCAGCGGCGGCACGGTCCACCATGTGTCCGGCACTGTCGCCATCACCAGCGGAACGTCAGGGACCGTCACCGCACGACTGGCGGCGTCCGGCACTGTCGCTGTCACCTCCGCGACGACAGGGGCCGCCAGCGCGGTCCTGCCCGTATCCGGCGTCACGCCCATCGTCTCGACCACCAGCGGCACCGCGACGGCCCTGCTCGCCGCATCCGGGACGGTCACCGTCGTCTCGACCACCAGCGGGTCACCCGCCCTTGTCAGCGGCCCGCAGATCCACAGCGTCTCCGGCACGGTCACCGTCACATCAGCCACGACCGGCACCGCGACGGCCCGGCATGCGGCAGCCGGCACCGTGGCCGTAGTGAGCGCCACGACCGGAGCCGTCACCGCCCGTCTCGGTGCGAGCGGCACCGTCCCCGCCATCAGCGCCACCAGCGGAACCGTGGCGGCACGCCTCTCCGCATCCGGGACCACCGTCGTAACAGCCACCACCAGCGGGGCCGCGTCCCTCGTCGCCGCAGCATCCGGGTCGATCACGGCCATCAGCGCCACGACCGGCACCGTGACCGCACTCGTCGACATCGCCGGAACCGTCGAGATCGTCACCACGGTCAGCGGAACCGTCACCATCGCCGCCGCGTTCACCCCTGTCGTCACCCCGCCCTGCCACATCACGGTGATCCCCCGCGAGGACCGGACCACCGTCATCCCGGCAGAGTCACGCGTGACCGCCATCAGCATTGACGACCGACTCACCCGCATCCCGCGCGAGGACCGGACCACCACCATCCCTGCCGAGGACCGAACCACCCGGATAGGAGCCTGCCCGTGACCGACGACTGGACCCACGTCAAGGACCCAGAGGCGAACCTCCCCTACGCCTGGGACTGGTCCGCGTGGCTCTCCGATGGCGAGACCATCACCGCGCAGACCATCACCGCAGACGCTGGCATCACAGTCGGCGCGCCCACCGAGGACGCCGGCGTCATCACCGTCCGCGTCTCGGGCGGCACCGCTGGCGCCACCTACCGTGTCGCCTGCCGCATCACCACCAGCGGCGGCAACATCGACGAGCGGACCAAGAAGATCATGGTCCGCAACCGCTGACCCAACCCGCACGCACCGCGCCCCCGCTGACTTCGGTCGGCGGGGGCGCTTTCGGCGTTCCGGGGGTCAGCGCAGGTCAGTCCGGGCACCCTGCCCCGGCCGGTCAGCCCGCCCGGCTACCCTCGCCCCCATGCCCTCACCCCTGCCCCGCCGCACCCACGGAAGCCCGCGCCACGCTGACCGATAAGGTAGATTATAGGACAACACCCCGAGAGAGAGGCCCTCCCCATGCTCTACATAGCCGGACCCATGACCGGACACCACGAGTTCAACTACCCCGCCTTCCAAGTCGTCGTCGTCGCGGACGCACTCACCCGAGCCGGATACACCGTCGCACGGATCAGGCAGGCGTACCTCAGTGAGTGACTACGCCGCGTTCCTCGCCGCCAAGGCCCAACTAACCGACTCAGGCGGGTTCGAGCCCATCGGCCTACCCGGCCACCTGTTCGACTTCCAAACCGTCATCGTCGAGTGGGCCGTACGCCACGGCCGTGGCGCGATCTTCGCCGACTGCGGCATGGGCAAGACCCCCATGTCCCTCGCATGGGCCGAACAGGTCCACCTACACACCGGGCGGCCCGTCCTCGTCCTGACCCCCCTCGCCGTCGGATTCCAGATCGTCACCGAATCCGCTAAGTTCGGCCACGACGTGGCCCTGTCCCGCACCGGGAAAGCAACCGCACCGATCACCGTCACCAACTACGAGCAGCTCCACAAGTTCGACCCCGCCGACTTCTCGGGCGTCTACTGCGACGAGTCGTCGATCCTCAAGTCCTTTGACGGGGTCACCAAGGCCATCGTGACCGAGTTCGCCCGGCGACTCCCCTACCGACTCCTTGGCACCGCCACCGCCGCCCCGAATGACTGGATCGAGTTAGGTACGTCGAGCGAGGCCCTGGGCGGGCTCGGGCACATCGACATGCTGACCCGCTTCTTCACGAACAAGCAGCGGTCCGTGTCATCCCGGGGGCGGGGCATGTCCGGCGACCAGGTGCAGTGGCGTCTCAAGGGCCACGCCGAAGAGCCGTTCTGGCGTTGGGTCGCGTCGTGGGCTCGGGCCATCCGCCGCCCCTCTGACTACGGGTTCGAGGACGGCGGGTTCACCCTGCCCCCGCTGACGGTCCGCGAGTCCCTGGTCCACGCGTCCCGCCCGGCTGAGGGGTCACTGTTCGACGTCCCCGCCAACGGGCTCCGGGAGGAACGCGAAGAGGCCCGCCGTACCCTGACCGAACGGTGCGAAGCCGCAGCGGAAGCCCTGTCCGGCGCGACGTCGGGCGTCGCCTGGTGCCACCTGAACGATGAGTCCCGGCTCCTGGCGCGACTCATCCCCGGCGCCGTCGAAGTGTCCGGCGCCGACGCGCCCGACGAGAAGGAGGCCAAGCTCCGAGGGTTCAGCGACGGGACGATCCCATTCCTCGTGACCAAGCCGACCATCGGGGCGTGGGGCCTGAACTGGCAGCACTCCCACCGCATGACGTACTTCCCGTCCCACTCCTACGAGCAGTGGTATCAGGCCGTACGCCGCATGTGGCGCTTCGGTCAACAGTCCGAGGTCGTCGTCGACGTCATCACCACCGAGGGTGGCCGCAACGTCCTCGCCAACCTGCAACGCAAAGCCGACCAGGCTGACGCCATGTTCTCGGCCCTCGTCCAGCACATGAACAACGCCCGCACCATAACCGGAGCAACATACGACAACCCCGTGGAGGTCCCCCAATGGCTGGTGTCCTAGCCTCACAGATCACCCACCGGTGGGCGATCTACAACGCCGACTCGATGGACGTCATGGCCGAGATGCCGGACGGGTCCGTTCACGCGTCGATCTACTCGCCGCCGTTCGCTGGGCTCTACCACTACTCGTCAGACGACCGGGACGTGTCCAACGCCCGGAACTACGCCGAGTTCCGGGCGCACTACGGCATGTTCGTCGCTGAGCTCTACCGGATCACCAAGCCGGGACGGTGCACCGGTGTCCACGCCGCGCCCATCCCGTCGTCCAACTCGGGCCGTGACTCCCTGTTCGACTTCCCCGGCGACGTCATCCGACTGCACGAGGAACACGGTTGGGACTGGATCGGGCGGCACGCCATATGGAAGGAGCCCCTCGCCGTCCGTAACCGGACGATGCAGCACAACCTCAGCCACAAGACCGTGGTGGAGGACGGCGCTATGGGTGGTGTCGCTTCCGCGGATGAACTGCTCGTGTTCCGCAAGCGGGGCGCCTCGACCGAACCGGCGGGGCACCCGACCGGGTTCGACTACTACGCCGGGGCGGATCAGGTGCCGGCAGACCTGGCGAAGTACCGGAACTGGTCCGGGAAGCAGACCGAGAACAGGTACTCCCACTGGATATGGCGCCGGTACGCGTCGTCAGTGTGGGACGACGTGCGCCTAGACCACGTCCTCCCGTTCCGGGACGCGAAAGACCCCGAGGACGAGAAGCACGTCCACCCCCTACAACTCGACGTCATCGCGCGGTTCGTCCAACTGCGGACCGCGCCCGGCGAGGTCGTGTTCACCCCGTTCATGGGTGTCGGGTCGGAAGTCTACGAGTCGGTGAGGTTGGGCCGGGTCGGGGTCGGGGTCGAGCTGAAGCCGTCGTACTACGTGCAGGCGGTCCGGAACATGGAGGCAGTCGACGATGAGGCCGAGGTCACCCAGGCCCCGCTCATCGAGTCGTGGTCGTTCTCGTGACCCTCACCGACCCCCTGTCGCTCGCGTGGCTCGCGTGGATGGACGGCTCGCGCATCCCCGCACACACGGTGGCCCGGCGCCGCGCGGTCCTGAGGGGCCTCGGCAACGCCGGGGCCGCGACCCGCGGCGACGTCGAGACGTGGTGGACCAGCCGCGCCCACCTATCCGCCGCCACCCGCGCCAACGACCTCGCCTGCCTCCGCGCGTTCTACAAGTGGTGCGCGCGGTGGGAGCACCGAGACGACGACCCGACCCGGCGCCTCGACCCGCCCAAGGTATCGAAGGGCCTCCCTCATCCGACCTCGAGGACCGACCTGCGGAATCTCCTCGACGGCGCCCTCCCGCCCGACCTGACCCGAGCTGTAGCGCTCGGCGCGTACGCCGGCCTCCGCGTGTCCGAGGTCGCCGCCCTCGACTGGCGCGACGTCGACCTTGAGGCCCGCCGGGCACGCGTACTCGGGAAGGGGCAGAAGTGGCGCCTCGTCGCGCTCGGCGTCATCCTCATCGACTACCTACTCCCCGACACCGGCCGGAACGTCGTCACCGGAACCGACGAGGTCCACTCCGCGGCGCAGCTGCAGCGCCGGGTGAACCGGGCGATGAAAGCGGCCGGCA